AGAGCCAAATAGACTACCTAAGAAATTACCAATAGTTTTACCAATACCTAAGAAATCTAAATCACCAAATGAGTTACCCACTTTCTCAAAAGTCTTACCAACAACATTTGAACTAAAGCCTTCTGTAATATTAAAACCTTTACCTGTAGCTCCACGAATGATTAAGTTCGTAACGCCACCAATATTACTTTCAATGTTTTGCAAAGAAGCTAGCATTGCTGAAGTAAGTGGTAACATTAAATCACTATTCTTAGAAAGCAATTCAATAGAGTTTTTAATACTAGCGGACTGTGCTTCTGTATCTCCAAACACTGTACCAGTGCCTTCGTTTGTTGGAGCAAAGCTACCTGATGAACCTCCACCAATCGCAATACCAATACCAGCAAGTAAGGCTATCATTGCAGCAGCAGAAGCAAAACCAACAGGAGGAGGAGCTTGAGCAGCAGAAGCTACAGCACCTTGAGCTTGGGCTACGTTGAACCCCATTTGTGCAGCAATTTTAGTTGCTGTTGTAGAGACAAACGTAGCAGCGTTAGCTAACATACCTTTTACCTCTAACGCATATTTTGCTATTGTGTCTTTCTTTTCCCAAAGAGCAAAAGCTATCTTAGAGGCTTGGTAGGCTTTCTCCATACCGCTAACAATTTTATAACCTTTACTTTCCTCTTTGAACATAGATTTAGTAAGAGATAATCCTGCTGTGATTGCAACATCTTGTGCTTTCTCTTTTTCATCTATATACAACAGTTCAAGGTTTGCCTTCTGTTTCACTAGGTCAGCATGTTCTTTAGTACCCTCTTTTTGTTTTGAAATGTTTATATCAATTGCACTAAACATCTCTTGATATTTAGAAGAAACATCATCCATACCAAACAATAAACTATTTAAACCTTCTAAAGCAGATTTAAAAGGATTACCAAAATCACCAAACACATCAAAATTGATATTATTGATAGCTTCGGTCATAGACTTCTGCCTTTCAAGAAGATCATTGTACTCTGTAAGTTTATTTACAATACGTTGTTGTGTTTGATAAGACTTAGCTTCCTCAACACCAATACCTTTGTATTGTGACATAATGTTCGCAAGTTCATTACTTCCTGATGATGCTAGATTAGCTGATTGTTGTTTTTGAGAGTTTAAATCTAACTCTAAACTCAACAAAGCTTTTCTATACAGTAACTCTTTCTCTGATTCGGCTAGAGCTTCCGAAGTAATCCGTACACCATCGTTAAGATGTTTGTTACGATAGATTGCAACTTTAGCAGCAGCTTGTTCTACAGATAGACCACCTTTCACGAAATCTAACAAGTCTTGTTGGTTTTGAATTTCATCTTCAGTGACCGATAATCTCTCTTGAAGCGTACTCAATAGGATAGCGTTAGCATGGATAATTCCATCAGCATTAGCTGCAAAACCATCTTGCACAGTTTTCTGAGCGACTGAATAACTAAACCCCTCTTTCATAAGAGCAACAATTGTTCGGTAGTTACTAAGTTGAGTTTTTACACTCTCTTTAGCATCTTCCCTAGCTTTAGATTTAGACTCTAAGTCAGCTAACTCTTTTTCAGCTTGAACAATCCTTTTCGCCATTTCTAAGTTGCTTCCAAAAACCTTAGCGTACTTCTCTTCAGAAGCTTTCTTAGCAACACTGTAAGCAACACCTTGACGTAGATATTGTGTCAATCTAAGAGCTACTGCTTCTTGACTTTCATATTTATCTACAATCTTATCGGTTTCTTTGCTTATTTTTTCCTGCTCTTTACCTTGCTTTTTCAAAGAAGCTGTGTATTCAGAGTTTGCTTCTTGAGCGTCCTGAGCTGCCTTAGCTAAAGGTGCAACTTGTTTAGCATAATTGAAAGCAAGATTCTCTTGCACTTTACGCAACGTCTCTCTTGCTTTATCCACCGTTAATTGTTGTTTTGATACATCAACACCTTTTAGTTTTGCATTATTTAAAGACTCTTCAGCCTTAGTTAATGATCTAGTCGCCGTAACGATAGCTTCGTTTTTAGCAGCTTGATTCTGACCTTCCTCTAAAGCTTTTGTACCAAAAGTTTCATTTAATCCTGTAGCTTTCCGAAGTTTTAACAGGTTGGTGTAAGTTCCTACAAGGTCTTGCATAGACTTACCGAACGCTTGAACTTTCAACCCTGTGATACTTGCTTCGTCACCTAAACCAGTTACAGCGTTTTTCATGCCTTGCACAGCAGGGGTTGCGTTTTGAGCATCATTACCCATCAACTTTGTTTTTACACCCAACAAACCTTGTGTGTCAGCAAGAGTCTTAGCAGCTTTAGCAGCTTCGTTATACTCTGTTGTTTGTTTTATTAAACGTTGAGCTTCTTTCTCACCAATAGCACCCATCTCAACAAGTTTACGAGTCATACTATCAAAAGACAAAGTTCCAGCATCTACTTGTTCTTGCAGTGCTCTAACATCTTTGATAAAATCAACACGTAAAGGTGTAGCTATCATGTCTAAAACAGAGCTTTTGTATTGTTTTGATAGTTTCTCTAAATTATTATTAGCTTCGTTAACATTTAAAGTAACCTCTAACAAAGCGTTCTTTCTTTGTTCTTCGTTTAAAGCAGCCAACTCTTCTTTTGTTTTAGTAACCAGCTTAGATTGTTCAACTAACTTTACATTAGCTTCTGATGCACTGTCTCTCATTAACAAGTAACTAGCTGCAACAGCAGCAACCGTCAAACCTAAAGTAAATAAGTTTTTAGGAGTAGCTAAAGCAGAAAGCGCACTACCCAATCTAATTGACGCTATGGTCGCAAGACCAAAAGCACGTTGAGCTGCTGTTGCACCTAACGCTGCGACATGCAGACTGTAAGCAGTTTTAAGCGAAATCGCCCCAGCTACAATCATACTAGCTACATATTTTGAAACGATAGTTACAGCTAATAGTTTGATAACCTCAACTACAGTTTGTATTGTATTAGCGTTTTCTTCAAACCACTTCTTAACATCTGCACCCGTCTTTCTTGCTGTTTGAGCAAAAGTAAACATCCTCTGAGTTAAATCCAACATAGATTCACCAAGAGCTTCTGTTACCTTAGCACCTTCATTAAACTCACCAATAGCTACAAGGAAACCTGTTTTAAGAGCATTAGCGCCTTGTTCTAAAGTAATACCTAACTTCTTGTTTTCTTCAATTAGTTTAGGGTATTCTTTCAATAAAGCTTTAGAGATAACTTCTGTAGTTAAATATCCAGCAGATGACATCTCTTTCAATTTCTCAGCAGCAATCCCTGCACCATCAGCAATAGCTTTTAGGAATCGTGGAGATGCCTCTGAGATAGATCGAAATTCGTCCCCTGATAATTTTCCACTTGCCATAGCTTGTGAAAACTGGATAGTAGCTGAAGCAGCTTCCATAGCTGTAGCACCACCAATACGCATAGATTTACCGAACGCATCTACAACAGATGTAACTGCTGCTGTGTTAGCACCAATCTTTTGCATAGCAGGGGCAAGACGTGAAAATAGGGTAGCTGTCTCTCTTAACCCTACGTTGTTCTCCATGGAGAACTGAGCAAGTTGAGTATTAACTTTAGCTAACTCTTGAGTGTCTTTGATGTACAGCTTCATACGGTTCTGAATAGATGTGTACTCATCCGCCATTTTAACAGTAGCTACAGCTAAGTTTGTCATAGCTGTCATAACACCATAGATAGCAGCAGATAAAGCAGCATATATAGCAATACCCTTAACTTGATCTAAGAATTTGCTATGACTTGTTGTTGCTTTCTCAATAGGTGGGTTTAATGCTTGTGTAGCTTTTGTTGTAGCTTCAATAGCAGCCTTGTAGTTATTTAAGGTAGTTACATCTGCTCCTGACACTTCTAAACGAGCTAATCTTCCTGCATCTGTTTTACCAAAACCTTCTTTAACGTATTTTGCCTTTGCTTGTTCTAGTGAAATAGTTTTTTGTCTTTCTGCATTAATTAGTTTTTCTTTTTCTAAGGTTGCTTGTTGAGACTTATCCCTAGCATCAGCAATGCGCTCATCTTCTTTATACATTTTACGCATTTCTTCAAGTTCTGTGTTTTTAGTAGATACACGATCTAAAACACCACCGCCTAAATTCTTAGTCGCTGACTTGGAGATGTTGTCATACTCTTTGCGTATTTTTTCTGTTTCAGCTAAGTGAGATTTGGTTGCGTTTTCTGCTGCTTTATATTGGTTGTTAAGCTCAATAAGATCAGATTCTTGGAATCCAATACGATCTAAAATACCACCACCTAGTCGCTTGGTAGATGATTTAGAAATGTCCTCATACTGCTTATAAATTTTTTGCCCATGCTCTTTAACCTGTTGCTCAGCTTTTCTGTACTGATCATTTAAGTTTTTCAAGTCTTGCTCTTGGTAGCCAACTTGATCTAAAATACCTCCACCTAAATATTTTACAGAAGCTTTAGAAATATCATTATATTCTTTCTGTAACTTTTCTACTTTCTTGTTTAGCTCAACAGCACCTTTATTTTTACCAAGTTGAGTAAACATCTTATCAAGATCAGTAGTTTTTGCACCTAACATTTGGAAGTTAACCATAATAGATGCTGTAGTTTTATCTAACCCTTTACCTAAATAATCTCCAATAATCTTTTGCTTCTCTAAAGCTTTAGTGGTTTTATCAACTTCCTTAGATGCTTGTTGTGTAGAATCTTTAATCTTCTTTTGACTGTTTTCAAACTCAGATGAAGCCTTCTTACTTTTAGTCCCAATAGTATCAACTTTAGTAAGGAGTTTATCAACCTCTGTATTTGCTTCTTTTAGACCATTAGCGGCTACAATAAAACCTATTTTAACTAAATCCATAGTTCTTCCTTTACATCATTTATTATTTATTGGAAGGCTTATCTTGTTGTTTTTTGTTATAGTGTTCTAACCACATTTTATCCCATATCCTGATAAGCTCTAATTCGTAGGATTCTGGTAATGTATCTTCTAAGGTAAAGAAAGCAAGCATTTCTTGATAGCTAATAGCAGAAAAACCCCCAAACCCCCCTGTCTGCCTCGTTTGATTTAAACGTACAAAATACGTCCATGCAAATTGAGCAGCACTAGGAAGTATTGGGGGTTCACTTTCTATCGCTTCTTGAACTACTTTTGGTGTTGCACCACCCATAGCAGCTAAGAATGGGTTATCTTTAGCTGCTTCTAAGTGATCATTTATTGTTGACCCATCAGACGTTTGTTCATTTCGTTCTATCTGATATTGGCAATACTCAATACAGTCATCAAGAATATTGCTTAGATGAAATTTGCGTCATTATCGCTTTCATCTAATACTTGCTTACGAACCCAATCAAGTTCAGTCATAATGCGAACAAAGTTCTCTTGAGTTGGTTCTACAACCTTACCATCGTCCTCTAAACCTTTCCAAGTAACAATACGAGCAACAGCAGATTTAATTAAGGTTTCTTCTGCTTCATCTAAATCTACAGGTTGATCAGCTTTACCTTTACGTTTAGCTTGTAACTCTTTTTGTTGTAATTGGTTAAACAAGTCTTTACTGAATTTCTTAACCTTTGGAGACAAGTTACCTCGAACAGTAATGTAGAAGTCTGTTGAGCTACCGTCAGGGAGTTTTACTTCAAACTCATAGCCTGCTTCTGCTTGTTCTGCCAAGTTAGTTTTTTTAATATCAAATGCCATGTTATGTTTTCCTCAAAATAAATAAAATATAAAAGTTATTAGTTGAGGGGTGTCTATAATTAAACACACCCTCTTGTTTCATTCTTAAACTAAAGAAGAATCTTGAATCATAATAGTTGTAGCTTCAAAACCGTTAGTACCAAAACCTTTAAGAGCTTGGAATGAGTTTTGAGATACTAGACCTTTTTCACCATCATCTTTTGTATCCGTAG